TACTGGAGTCATACCATTTCTTAAAAAGTTTGAAGCAACCGTCCGAAGTTGTACACAGAATGGCGTCAGAGGCGGAAGTGCAACAGTACATTTCCCAATCTGGCACGCTGAAATCGAGGATATCCTTGTCCTTAAAAACAATAAGGGAACAGAAGATAATAGAGTCAGAAAGTTAGATTACTCTATTCAGTTATCAGAACTATTTTATAAGAGATTTCTGAAGAACGAGGACATATCATTGTTCTCACCGCATGATGTTAAGGGACTGTATGATGCATTTGGAACACCCGAGTTCGATGCATTATATGAGAAGTATGAACGTGCAACTAGTATTCCAAAGAAGAAGATTGGTGCAAGACATCTATTTACAAGTTTATTAAAAGAAAGAGCAGAGACTGGCCGTATTTACATTATGAATATCGACCATTGCAATACGCATAGTAGTTTTATCGACAAGGTTAACATGAGTAATCTATGTCAAGAGATAACACTACCCACCGACCCTATCAGTCATATTGATGGGGAAGGTGAGATTGCGTTATGTATTCTTTCTGCAATTAACGTAGGTATTATCAAGAACTTAGATGAACTTGGACACCTATGTGACCTTGCAGTTAGAGGGTTGGAAGAACTAATAGACTATCAGAAGTATCCAGTGATTGCAGCTGAGAAATCAACAAGAGCAAGACGTTCATTAGGAATAGGATACATTGGTCTCGCACATTTCCTTGCGAAGAACAAGGTTAAGTATGATGACCCCGAAGCACATAAACTAGTGCATGAACTAACAGAAAGATTCCAGTTCGAACTACTAAAATCATCTAATCAGATTGCATCCGAGAAAGGTGCATGTGATTACTTTGATAGAACTAAGTACTCTCAAGGATTACTACCTATTGATACATACAAAAAGGATGTTGACACTATAACCCCACACGTGTTAAAATGTGACTGGGATAAACTAAGAACATGTATAAATGTGCATGGTTTAAGACACTCAACTCTTACTGCACAGATGCCTTCAGAGTCCTCTAGCGTCGTCTCTAATGCAACGAATGGTGTAGAACCACCAAGAGACTACCTCAGTGTCAAGAAAAGTAAAAAAGGAACCCTAAAACAGGTAGTTCCACAATACAGTACACTTAAAAACAATTATACATTACTATGGGATATGCCTAGTAATGATGGATATATTAAAGTACTTGCAGTGATGCAAAAGTTCTTTGACCAAGCGATTAGTGGTAACTGGTCTTATAACCCCGAGAATTATGACAAGGGTGAAGTACCAGTATCAGTCATGGCTCAGGACATGTTGAACACATACAAGTATGGATGGAAGACATCATATTACCAAAACACAATGGATGGTAAGGTAGAGGATGTAATTACAGACCCTAATTCAGCGTCTAACGATTACATACCACCAATGATGCACACTGAAGATGAGGAAGATTGCGATGCCTGTGCCATATGAAGATAAGACTGTAATATATACGTATCCCGACGAGGAGAGGATGAAAAAAGATGGAGAGACTCCTCAAAGACTAAGTGGTAGAACTAATCAGTTGACTTGGGACTTGATGAAAGATAGGTTTGTTGTCTTACGTAATTTCATTCCTAAAGATATTATTAACATGTCATTAGATACATGGAAGACTATTGAACACAATGAATCATGGGATGAAGCAATATTCAACAGAGAACATGAAATCACTCAAAACTCACCTAAAGATTCTTTAGGAAAATCTAAAGCTAATTACTGCACTCCGATGGCAGTTTCCCTACATAGATGGCTAAAGGAAAAATTAGACAACGTAATTGATATGGGATTAAGAGAAACATACTCTTATACTCGGAAATACGACAGAGGTGCATACCTAAGAGCTCACACTGATAGACCATCATGTGAAATAAGTGCAACCATATGTCTAGATTACAGGACAGATGACAATGCACCTTGGAAAATATGGGTACAGAACGATGGTAACTATGTCGACATGGGTAATATGGATGAAGTGTATGATATGTCTCAAGGATTACAACACAGAAATAGAAAAGGTATTCCAATAAGTTTAGAGCCTGGTGATGTTTTATTATATCAAGGGCCCAATGTAATACACTGGAGAGATTATTTAGTAGGTGATTACTCATACCACATCTTCTTACATTTCTTCAATGAAGACAGTAAGTTATTGAATATAGACAAAATGCATACAGACATAGAAGACCATTTTGCATTATCGTTTGATGGAAGACCACATAGATATGCAGATGAAAATAGTGAAGAAGTAGTTGGTAAAACCAAAGAAAAGTTTAGAGAGTTTGCAAACGTATACCACAATGTAGTAGATAAGAAAGCTAACTTTGCAAATAATTATGATGATTTTGAATTAGACACAAGAAAAAAGAGGGCCGTGAAAGAATGACAGTATTTAACAAAAAAAATGTAGACTTTACAAAGGAGTCTATGTTCTTCGGTGAAGAACTAAACACGCAAAGATTTGATGTATTCAAGTACCCTATATTTGACAAACTAACACAGACACAATTATCATTCTTTTGGAGACCCGAAGAGGTATCCTTACAGAAAGATAGGGGTGATTACCAAACACTTTCTGACGCACAGAAACACATCTTTACCTCTAACTTGAGGTATCAAACTTTACTCGACTCAGTTCAAGGTAGAGCTCCATCCATAGCATTTTTACCGTTTGTGAGCATACCCGAACTTGAGTCTTGTATTATTACATGGGATTTCATGGAGACTATTCATTCACGAAGTTACACTCACATTATAAAGAACGTTTATAGTGACCCTAGTGAGATATTTGACACAATCCTAGACGAACCAGCAATTGTAGCTAGAGCAGAACAAGTAACAGAAAAATATGACAAGTTTATACAACTAGGAAGACGTAGATTACTAGGTCTTAAAGTAGATGATTACGAGCTTAAGAAAGCATTGTACCTTGCACTGATATCAGTTAACATCTTAGAAGGAGTACGATTCTTTGTATCCTTTGCCTGTTCATTTGCATTCGGTGAGTTAAAACAGATGGAAGGAAGTGCAAAAATCATATCTCTTATTGCAAGAGACGAAGCACAACATCTTGCAATCACTCAACACATCATCAAAGCATATCAGAAACAAGAAGGTGATAAGATGATGACTAAAATCATGGCTGAATGTGAAGAGGAAGTATATGACATGTACCGTGATGCAGTTCAACAAGAGAAAGATTGGGCAGATTTCCTATTTAAGGATGGTTCAATGATTGGACTATCAACACCATTACTTGGTCAGTACGTAGAGTACACAGCAAACAAAAGATTACGTGCATTGGGTCTAAACCCACTGTATGACATATCATCAACAAACAATCCACTACCTTGGACTAAACATTGGTTCAACAGTAGAGGTCTACAGAATGCACCACAAGAGACGGAAATAGAATCCTATCTGATTGGGGGTATAAAACAAGACGTAGACGACGACACGTTTTCTGGCTTTGAATTGTAATGCACGATTGTGTTGTCATGTTCAGTGGTGGAGTTGAATCCACTGCATTATTAAACTGGTGTGTAGAGAGAGGTAAGAAACCTATTGCACTCCATTCAATATGGGATAACCCCATCACAACAGCAAATCAACTACATAGTAACATTACAGAGATATGTGATAAATTAGATGTAGATTTGATTACTCACAAGCATCCTAAATATGACCATGATGAACGGTCAGATGAATATTTTCATTCTGCTAGACATTGGTCAGTTGCATGTTTAAGTGCATTGACTCAGTTCCCACACATCGAAGAATATTACTGGGGTGTGAATAGTGGAATGATGAACTATGCAGATGATAATAAAATACCATCTGATTGGCCATGGGTACCACGTGCATGGGAATTTCAAATGGTATTTGAGTTCTATGCAAGGTTGATGAATAAGAATCACAACTACAGATTGTACCCACCTCTTGGTGGAATGACTAAGTTTGAACAATGGTCATCAATACCAGCCGAGGTAAAACCACTAGTCAATGCTTGTTCATTGGGTTACCCAAACCAATGTAACGAGTGTGATAAGTGTATAGAATTTAATAGATTAACAGCAATTGGGGGATTTTAAAATGATAGAGATATTTGGAAAAACACAATGTCCTTACTGTGATAAAGCAAAAGCTTTATGTGAGAAAGAAGGATTAGAATTTACATACAAACAGCTGGACACAGACTTCACAAGAGAACAACTCTTTGAAGAGTTTCCAACTGCACGGACATTCCCTCAAATCAGAATTGATGGTGATGCAATAGGTGGATACGACCAACTTGCAGAATACGTAAAACATGGAGACGTTTGGAAAGACTAATGAAACAAGTTCATGTATATCTTAATATGAAACATAGCCAGACAGCCATGGATATGAGACTTGAACATATTGCAAAAACGCTTGATAAAGATTTAGTCGAGATTAGAATTTACACGTGTGGAGAAGATTTCTTTAAAAAGGATGTTGATAGACCACTACCATTCGGAATGATTGACGGTAAAGCCAAGTCAGACGAAAACTTTTTCAAGGAAATAGTAGGAGATAAAGTTGAAGATTAGATTACACTGCACGGATTGTAAATCAGAGTGCATAGTAGAACATGAAATGGATTCACACCACTATGGAATCGATTATTGTCCATTTTGTGGTACAGAAATGGATGAAGATTTAATAGAAGAGGTAGAAGAATACGACGATTAGGGCCTTGACTATGAGGTGGTTTTTTTGATATAATAATGACTCGATTGAAAAGAAAGGAACAATATCCCTTGATTGACATACAAATCAATGGTCAAATTGCACAAAAACGTCGAATTCGTACCTTTGTAAAGTCTTGTATTGCATATCTTTCCCCTAAATTACGTAGGGATATAACCATAGAACTAAATGTTATAACTAGATGTGAGAATAATCACTATGCTTTATGTTGGGGTGACCGTGATGAGGTCATTATAGAGATTGCACGTGGTAGTAATGGACTAGAATTCACTCTAGAAGACCAAATGTTGAATCTTGCACATGAATTAGTTCATGCAAAACAATTCTTAACTGGACAACTCAGTCCAGTTCGTCAAAAATGGAAGAAAAAGGACTACTCTAAGGCACCATATAGCCGTCAACCTTGGGAGCGAGAAGCCTACGCAAAGGAAGAAAAACTGTACAAAATATTTTGGGAATAGCCTTGACAATGCCCCTCAGCTAATGAGATAATACTACTTCACTGAGAGAAGAAAGGAACAAAGAAATGTCTAAACAACTACCCGAGAACTGGACAGACAAAGAGTTTTTAGAAGACGCTACATGGTTGACCCCACATGAACGTATCGAACAGGAAGAGTACGATGCACTTGCTATTGACAAGTGTATACCCATCATCATAAGAGAGATAACAGCATGAAGTACTATTATCGTATACACTGCATACACACTAATCGTCCACTATGTTCTAAGATATTCAAGACTAGCATGGAAGCTCATGAGTATGCAGAGAAAGTACACATTCAGATTGCATTAAACCGTTCTATGATGGAAACAGATGAAGCTGTGGTCGTGCGATATTGATAAAATGCCTTGACAGCATGGCCTAATTAGTGGTATACTATACGTATGGAAAATAAGAGAGTAAAGATAAAAAGAATCTTCATTGATATGGATGGAGTACTTGCAGATTTCAACACTGGAGTTGAAAAACTAACAGGGAGAGAGTTCCCTAACACCGACCAAGGTCATAATGACTATGACTTAAGGAAGGAAGAATTAACGAACAAGAGATTGTTCAGAATGTTACCACCTATGCCTGATATGCATGAATTGGTTGGTTACGTTAGACACACTAAACTACCGTGGGAAATACTCACTGCAGCTGGTGTGATAAACAGAGAGTTGGTTGTGTATGATAAGAACGAGTGGATTAAAGAACATGTTAGTCCTACTGTTGTTGTTACTTGTACTATGACTGGTAGTCAGAAAGGTATGTTTGCAATCAAAGGAAGTGTCCTTATTGATGACAGACAAAAGAACCTTGATGCATGGGTAGAACATGGTGGAATAGGAATATTACACACTAATGCAGCTGATACAATTGCACAACTTAAAGTATTGAGAAATGGTGACTAAGGGGTTGTAGCTCAATCGGATAGAGCAACTGCCTTCTAAGCAGTAGGTTATAGGTTCGATTCCTATCAGTCCCGCCACCATTTCTAAACACACTAAATAAGAGTAAGGAATAATCCTTACTTTTTGGTATATATTATGGAAAATAAATTTGCAGAAAATAGACATATAGAAGACCTTGGAGAACATGTTCTCCTTTATCGTGGTTGGACAGACGACGAGTTTATAGACTATGTTCTCAACATATATAAAAAGTGTGAAGATAGAGGTTTGACACTTCCAAGAGCTTCATACGACACAAAGACAATCACTAGAAAATCAGACAACGCAGTCAGCATCACTCAAGTACCCGAATCATATTTCGGTGGTCAGATGAGTAGACTACTATCAATCTTCGAAGACCAAGATGGTGTCATTGATGAGTGGTTTGAGAAGTATCCAGTCCAAGACAACTACAGAGGTCTTATGGTCAGTGGTGCAAAAATTCAAAAGACATTACCACAACAAGGATATCATATCTGGCATTGTGAACACTGTAATTGTCCATCTAGTTCTAAATCCCTACTTGCATGGGCAATCTTCCTTAATGACGTTGAGGAAGGTGGAGAGTTAGAATTCCTATACCAATCATTACGTATCAAACCCAAAAGAGGTGACATAGTATTGTGGCCTGCTGGTTTCACTCATATGCATAGAGGTAATCCACCTCTCAAAGGAGAGAAATATATAGTAACAGGATGGATAGACTATGCTTAACAAACTATGGAATAAGATAAAAGAATTACTGAAGAGATTTTTTTGGTTCATTTGGACATGGATTAAACATCTCTTCAAAGCAGAATACAAGATTACCGTTTACAGACAATCTGAAGGTGGTAATATGTACAAATCGGAATATATGTCAAGAAACATCATGATAAATAAACCGAAACATTTAAAATTCAAAGACTATGAGACAAGGAACACTGTAGAAATACGTTCAGTACTAGGACTTGAAGTAAAAATAGAGGAGATAGACTAATATGCAAAATTTATTAATAGGTCTTCTAGTTGCACTCGGAATTTTCAGTTACATAACGTACAATCAAAACGTTGTATTGACTGCAAATAACATTAAGTTAGAAGCTGCAGTAGAAGAACAACAACGTGCCATGGATGCATTACGTGAGAACTTTGAAAAACAAGGGAAAGCACTGCAGAACATGGGTCGTAAAAATGCATCGATTGAAGCAGAAAAGGCGGAGTATCTACAAATATTCCAAAGACATAATTTAAGCGCTCTTGCAGTTGCAAAACCTGCCATAATGACAGGAAAGGTCAATCGTGCAACCAATAGAGTATTTGAGGGAATTGAAGATGATACAAAGGAAATATATAACCTTGATGAGTCTAATCGCACTAACGACGATTAGTGGATGCTCATTATTAGGAACTAAAAACATAGAGATAGTCTCTAAACCATTAGAGATAGAAATCATGCAACCCACATTGCCTAGACCTATTGAAATGACATCACCTATGTGGTTCGTTGTATCAGAGGCAAAGAAGGACAATCTATGTAGAAAGATAGATGACAAGAGACCTAAAACTTGCAATCTTGAAGACAGAGACAATCCCGAGTGGCCAGTTGATTACTCAGAACTTGACTATTTCTTAGATGAAATGAAAGAACAGAATGGTGGTGAGATTGTATTCATTGCAACTACCATAGGTGACTATGAGGTCATGAGTGCAAACATACAAGAGATTAAAAGATACATCAAACAAATGGGTGAAGTAGTTGTATACTACAGAAACGTAACCATCAAAACACCCGAAGGTGATGAGAAGGGGGTTGGAGTAAAAATAGAGAAATCAGATGACTAAGTGGTGGGATATACTTTGGAAACAGAATCCCAAAACGGACATCGACCATGGGCCAGACCCCGATGACATTACAGTAGATAATGCATACAAGACAAGATGGATATGGTATCATACTATTCTTGCAATTGGTATTTTCATGTCAAATGTCATTCTCATTGCAATACTTTTACTATTGGCAATTAAATTATGAAACCAGCGATACATAAGCAGTCTTTTTATCAGCCTGCACAACACAGAATATTACCATTATTCCCAACACCATTTCTAAGAGGTCAATTAGGATTTAAGCCTGACATGATTATCAGAGATATAGATAGACTCATTGATATGGTTGCAGAGAAAGACAACAAAGACAAAAACAGTAACTACACATCTTATTTTGATAATGATATAAGACAGATGACACATAGATTACCATGGTTTAATGATTTCTCTAACATCATGAAAGACACGTACATTGAATTCATACGTACACAATTCAACAAAGAGGTCAAACACCTATCTAGAAATGATATTCATCTGTTTGCATGGATTAATAGATATGATGCAGAACATGACCATCAAGTTCATAATCACGTCGACTCACATATCAGTGGTACATACTATGTAAACTGTTCGGATAGACCAATCAAGTTTTGGAATCCAAACATGGCAGCTCAGTATGCACACAATGGTACTGAAGACATGATACATTTTGAGGAATTACCTAATATGGGATTCATGGGTTGTGAAGGGTTTCAATCAGAAATGATGTTTGAACCATCGGCTGGTGATTTCCTATTATGGCCGTCTTATTTACTACACTCAGTTCCGCCCACTGGAAACAGCAGACAGGAAGAACTCAGATATTCTATATCGTTCAACCTAAAGTACAGACAAGAACTTAATGACACTGAAACAGGAGATGCACTATATTATAGTGACATTTTTGGTGAATAAATATGTGGGAGATATGGAAACACGCTCTTGGAGCATTTGACGAAGAGGACGGATACAAACCTCAGAACGAAAACAAGATTGCAATAATCAGAACAATCATCGTAGGAATTAACATTCTATGTGGTATTCTAATTATGGTAAATATTTTAAAGGATTGGTAATGAAAAAGACATATGCACTAGACGAACTATATGCAGTGAACCCTAAATTAGAACACACTTATGAGAATGGTGTAATCACAATACACAATTTCTTTGAGAACCCCGAAGACATCTATGACCATATCACCAGTAGACAGTATCCTATGTGGAAATACTCTACAGAGAGAGATTCACCAAATGGTACTGTATACAATGACTGCCGTATTACAGACAAGATAGGACATCCTACTAGAATAGGTATCAATGAGAACGAAAGAATACTAGATATCTGTAGACGATACTGGTGGAAAGGTGATTATAGTTATCAACAGATTCATGAGTTCAACTGTTTTCAAACCATAACAGAGTTTGACCCAAAGATGCAACACTATCCACACATTGATAGTGCATTCATCACACCCGACGACAAGTCCACATTGAACATGTTAGTATACATGGATAAAGAAGAGAGCGGTGGAACTGCTGTGTATAAGGGTGAATGGATAACAAACATGGAACATATGGGTGTACTGTACGAAGTAGAAAAGGACTTCGAAGTGGATTATATAATACCAGCTAAATTCAATACATGTGTTATCTTCACAGGTAACAAACTACATGGTGCATGGATAGAAGACTATAAGAAATATTGTGAGGACTCATGGAGATACTCATACGTAAGATTCTTCCATCCCAATAACGATAGACACAACAATGCCTAAAAGAAAGATAGTAGTATCATCCCAAATGGAGAAGGACAAGCTCGAAGAGACAGAGCATAGTTCTAATATGTTAATGATTGCAGATAGTGTCTTGACGATGGACACTTGTGATGTTATAATAGAACAGTTAGAATTAATAAAAGTAGACGAAGTACAGGTTCAAAAGAACGGTCAGATATGTCCCGATGATATAACTGCATTAGAAAGGTCTTGGAGATATACACATCCACAGACTGGTCATGATGTTGCAGTACTGGAACAAGGTACATCACAGTTTGAAATAGTGATGCAGTTAGTAGAACCTTATATGCCTAAGAGTAGAGACTTCGGAGAAGTTACTTATGCAACTATAATGAAGTATCCCGAAAATACTATGTTTAATTGGCATAAAGACTCAGCTGATATGCATGACACAGGAACTTGTATCTTTATGTTGAATGAAGAATACGAAGGGGGTAGGTTGAATGTCGAAGGACATACAATACTACCAAGAAGAGGCACTATGGTAGCATTTAACAACTCAACAGAGAGATGGCATAGTGTAGAACCCATATTTGAAGGCGAGAGATACGTCTTTGCAGTATGGTTTAGAAGGGCAGAGGAAGACGAAACCCATGACAATACTTAAATGCAGTGAATGTGATAAAGAACTAGAAATGGAAAAAATCAAATACCATACAAATCCTAAACAAACACCAGTGCATGTCTTTTGTGATGCATATTGCAGTCACGACTGGCATGTGAAATATAAACCTCGAACCAAGGAGAGAAATGCCGATTAAATTTAAACCAACCCAAAAAATTGTTGCACGTGGAACAAAACAGGTAACCGTGACTCATCATTATATGAAGACCACACCGTTATCAGAATTAATAGAAGAGTACAACAAGATTAAGAGTACCAAGGGTAAAGGTAAATTGAGGCAGAAGATACTCAATGAGTTTGCACGTAGAGATAAGAGGGGATTGCCAACTGCAATCCTTAGAACAGTAGAGGATGCTTAAATTTAGCACTCATGAAATGAAAGTTAATACACCGCCAGAAGGAAATCTACTCACACCATTCGGCCCACCAGTATGGGTTGGAAAGATGGATATGAGTATCATTGATGAAGTCAATGAAAACATAGAATCACGTAGATATAGTAAAGACCACAAGATAGGTGCAGATTTACTTGCTGGTAGAGTGCATTCTCAATTAATGATTGAAGATGTGGTGTCTGATACAACAAAGAACCACATTCTAGACCATGTAGTGACATGGGCCCAAGGCACTGGTATGGAAATTGTCAATGACCAGCTGCAAATAGAGGGCCTTTGGGTTAATCTACAAAAAGAATTTGAATACAATCCTATCCATGCACACGATGGTCTGTTTAGTTTTGTATTCTACACAAAAAACACAATCCAACGTGATGTTGCAATCGATAATGAATTCGATAGTAATGTCAGTAAGGAGTCTAGACCACTTGCTGGTCATATAGACTTACATTATGGAGAGAACAATTTTATGAATTGGACTTCCATGTCACATTACCCTATGAAGGGAGATATACTTATCTTCCCATCATGGTTAAATCATTCAGTCTATCCATTCCATGACCCACAAGGTGAAAGGATATCGGTAGCTGGAAATATACATTACGCTCAGACGTAAGGAGATAATTATGAGTCATATTATTGACACATTGAAGACGGTGTTGGTCACGAGAGCAACAGATTTTAACGGAAGGTCAGATAGACCCGAGTACTGGTGGTTTACATTATATGCCATAATTGTATTTGGTTTACTTGCACTAGTAGATAACTATGTACTAGGATTTACATTCTTTAGTATACTAGAACCATGGGG